TGCGCTGTGGGTGCCGCTACCCAGCGAAGGATTCCGCCGAACAGATTCAAACCGAGGTTGAGCCTCGGGTCTGTCGCATTGTTGGTGCTGGTGGGCTGCGTGGCTGCCGCAATGAATGTGACCGGCGCCGAGGACAAGGCCCCCGCACTGGAATCCATAGGGCCATCCGAAGCCGTCGCGGTCGCAAGCGCGGTCGGTGTGGTCTCGATCACGCTCACATGGCCGAGCTGGAAGAGCGCGGGCGCAGAACTACCCGCAAACCCAGAAATGAGCACTTCGAGCACATCAATGCGCTGCGTGCCGGCTGCTCCCTTCAGTGCCAGATATTGGGAGGTGGTGAGCAGCGTATTGGTGGCAGTACCTGTGCCACTCGTTAAGCCGTTCGCCTGGAAAAGTCGCTTCGCCATCTACTTCGCTCCTGTCGGAATTAAAATTGGGTTGCAGACGGTGCCGCCCGCAATGACATACCGTCCGCTTTGAACCATCTCAGTAAGATCATCAATCGTTCGGTGCACGTAACCGGGCTCTTTCGAGACGGCAAAGCACCCGTCGCACATATAGCGGTTGCACGTGCGGCAATACTCACGGGGGCGTGTTCTCCACGGATTCTCGATCCATGCCCCGCCGCAGTGACGGCAGCCCACGGTTCTCAGTTCTGCGAATGAGCCCACTCCAGGCGGGAGGCCCGGTATGGGCGCTCCACTTGCGCGGTTATCGACCGTCAGCTCGCCGTCGTGTCGTTTCAGGCTTGGCATGGTTAGAAAATGATCTGCGATATGAGAATATCCACGGGCGCAGTTGTCCCGTATCCCCACAACGCCTGTGGGGGAAACCGCTTGAAATCAAGCCTTCCGGGGACGCCCCTCATCGGGGCCAGATGCGGAGTTATTACCGCAGCCCTTGCGGTTCTGAACCAGATAAAGCCACCGGACGTTGAGTTAGTAGCTCGACTCGTGATCGAGAACGTCCAGGTTTGAGAACCTGCGGTTGTGTAATAGAAATGCGCCAGAATGTCGGCGTTTTCTATGGTGTCTGTGTCTAACTCACCCGTGTAGGTGCAGAAGTCCCATACCGCAGTGGCAGGGGCCGTCACCGCGAGCCCCGGCCCATCCCCCACACCTATGGCCGCAATGATTAACCCGCTGTCATTGGTCGGCGCGGGTGACGGCGAACAGGTATAACTCGTCAGCCCGTGGACGTCCTGAGCATTAGCGAGGGCGCCTACGAACGGGGAGGGATCGGCGCCAGAAATATCAAAGAACCGCCAAGATAGTTCGTTGTCTCCACCGCCACCGTTTATGAAAACTGTGAGGTTTGGATTAACCTGCGTATTGGCCAGATACCAAGCCCCAATACCCGCGCCGTCTGCAATCCAAGTATTACCCTCGCTGTCGGTTACGGTAAGCGCGTTTAAGCTCGGGTCGTCGCTTTGGATCATGCGCAGGTTGCCGGTAGCGCAGACCTGCATCCCCCACATTCCGGAAGTGGGGAAGTAAGTAGATGAATAGTGCTGGATGCCGTGGATGAATATCCCTGAAGTCGGGACACTCCCCGCCCCTGGGCTCAGGGGCAACGCAACCGCTATCGTGTTCCAGTTATCCTGCGCCGGTTCATTGACCGAAACGAACGTCGGCGCAATCGCAGCGCTAATGGCCTGCAGATAGGCCATCGCCACTTTGGGCAGGCTATTTGCCGGACTGTTAGCGGGGATGTTGATCTGCGGACTGGTCCCAGAGTCCGCAGTATCTGCTGTCAGGAAGTTGAACGGGGCTACCGGATAGAGCCCGCTTACAAACTGATTTGGGTCCGTCTCGGCCTTACAGGAATAGACCCATATGATGTTTCCACCATTCGCATTGTTATTTGTCGGGGTGAAACTCGGCGCGCCAAGAGTCGCGGAATAAGCGTTCTTGGAAGTGCCATTGTTGCCCCCGCCAGTCGCCACACCGTAAAACTCAGTGATGACGTACTGGAACGTCCCCACAGTCGCATTGAATGTGACCGTGATCGTCTCAGTCCCGTTCGCGCAGTTCTGCAGTAGATAGACGTAACTATCTAGGTTCCCAGCGCCCCCCAGAGCCGTGTTGACCTGCGTATATGCGCCATTGACTGACCCACTGACGCTAGAGACCGTCGCCCCACCCGTACAGGTGAAGCCGATCAAGATCGAATTGCCCGTCCCGCTCGGGTTGAGAAGCGGACACTTAAACCCGTTTCCAGATAGCGCCCGAGTGGCCTGCAGCCCGCCACCGCCCATGTGGTGGTAGACGTTAGGAACCGCCGCGGTCGTAGTCGGCGCGAGTACAATCTCAACCGTCGCGGAGACTGTGTTCCCGGCCCCTACGACGTTCGCATTAGCACTTGCCCAGCTCGATACTCCGCCCTCGGTATCGTGCAGCGCGGCCTGGTAACTGGCCCCTACTACGCTTGCCTGATTCGTCATCCCCGTGGGGACGGCGGTTAGCGTCTGGGTCGTGTTGCTCGCGGCGACTAGGCCAACAATCCACGAATTCCCAGAGCCGCTATCACCCATGGGAGAGAGCGTGGGGAAAGCCACCGTGGAAGTGGTGGCGCTAGAGGTATTCCCTTCGCCTATCCTAAGCGTGCTGCCAGCAGATGGCCTATATACCGCGCAGACCAGCTCCGAGGCATTGGTCCACGTACCTGATGCGTCAGATGTACTGGAAGCAATCTTGTAACCGGCAATCGCACAGAGCGAAGTGGCCGTTGCATTGCTTTTCTGGACTATCGGCAGATAGCCCGCCGGGACGCTGGGGAAGGCCGTTGAAGCCCCCCGCATCGCCCAGATCAGGATCAGGTCTCCGGCCTGATGTGCCGGTGGAGTGACGGTCGTCGCACTGGCAGTGGCCGTGCCGACGAGCGAGATAGACATCAGTTAAGGCATTCCATCGTGATATCAGTCGTCACAATGGAATCAGTACCAGCCGAGGTCGAATACTCGAAAAAGAGCGCATTGGTTCCGACAGTCGTATCAATGGTGGATACAACCGTCGTGCCGTTGGATGGGAAAACCCAGTTGTCGGTCGTGGATAGGAACGCCCCAAGATCCGGCGCCACATAACCGTGCATCGAGAGCGTGCCGGCAGTCCCGATGGAGCGGCAAGTCGCAATCCCCGTGATGTAGCAGCCAAATGGCCCTACCGAGGCAACTTTAGCCCTGGTTGCCGTCACCACCACGGCAGTAGGTGCATCCGCAGCGCCATATGCCATGGCAAAAGTGCTATTCCCCGCAGTACCCGTGGTGATTTTGAGATTGGCCGTCAATCTGACTTTTCGACCTACAAACCAGAAATTGGCCGGCAGGATGGTGGGCGATGCGGCCCCCGTCGTCCACAGCGCTTTTTGCGTCGTGGTGGGCGTAATGGCCCCCTGGTCTGCGGTGATCCACGGCCCCACCGAGTCAACGTAGTAATTACCAAATGCCATTAAATGGGTGCCCCTGCGTCATACCGGGCTTTGGCCGGCAGCGTGTTGACCGTCCCGCCAATGGGATTCACCCACGGCCACGGATTCGAGCCAAAGAAGCTCGGCTTGGAATTCAGATACATCGAATTGGGCAGCGTCGCGGCTGCGCTGTTGTGCCAGCGCACTGAATTGGTCAGATAGTCGAAATTACCGTCGCGGATGACGGTCCCGAGAGAGCCCGTGTCAGGCTCCATGTTGAACTGGTTCGTCAGGTCGATGCCGACCTGCCAGATATCGCCCACCTGACCGTTCTGCCACTGCCCGACAACCCCGCCGTTGCAGTTGTTGCCGTTCACATCGCAGCCCATCATGGGATCGGTATAGACCCAGCCCGCCATCTTCCCCGAGCGGCCTAGGACGTTACCGACAAAGGAGAACTTCTGAGCCCATGCTGACACCCCACAACACCGCGCAGGACCATCCGCCGTGGTCCAACTACCGCGCTGGCCCGTGAGGTAATTGCGAAAGAATGTGAGGTATTGCGAGCTGCCGTGCGTGTAGTCAGAGTCGGCGTTGAAGGAATAATTGCCCTCGAAGAGCACGTGGTGCGGGCCCGCCATGTGCGAGGCGTTTAGCCCGATCTCCTGCCAACCTGTGTTGTAGGAGATCCAGCCGTCATCCATGTAGCAATAGCCGACGACAGACCCAGCACCGCAGCTGCGTACCACCATGACCTTATTGGTGTCACGCGTGATGCAGTCCTCGATTAGGACTTCGCTGGAGCCGCTTGCGAGGCTGATCGCATAGCCATTACCGCCAGGCGTGGGGTCGGAGCCCGTATGGACGTAGCAGCCCCGGATCTCAGTCTTGAAGCTGTTATCAATCGCAATGCCTTCCTGCAGCCATTGCGTAACCTCTACGCTCTTGGCCCAGCAATAGGACGTGATCTCAAACCGCAGCGCGCCCTGACTGCCCCCGATCAGCGTCATGTTCTCGACGCCGGCCATGGAGACCTGCACCCCGCCGTTACCGCTATTGCCTGTCGCGGTATAGCGGGTCAGCTGGGCTAGATGCGCGGTGCGATATCCAATCGTCAGCGGCGTGGTGAACGAGATCACATTGCCGTTGATCGCGGCAATTTCCTTGATCTCGGAAGTCATCCGCCCATCGGTATCGCTCGGGCTCGAATGGCCAGACGGATAACCGCGACTGAACCAGCCAAACGCATCGGGTGGGTCATCCACGCCTTGCGATGGCGAGTGCATCTGGAACACTACGTGGTCGCCGGCCTTGACCTTCACCCCGCCTGGAGCGAAGCCTGCCGGCTCATTGACCAGCGCCCACAGCGAGATCTCATCAAGCAGCACCCACTGCCCCACCGCAAAGCCCGTAGCGTCATTGATCGTGACCGACATCGCGCCCTGCGGGGCATCAGCCGTCAGGTTCTGCGAGGTCGTGCTATCTGGGCCACCGAAGCGGCCATTGCCCACCAGAATCAGCGGCTCTACATCTGGTGGATTGGGCACCACAGGCATGAAGATTTTGTTGTTGAGCGGTCCGCCAGTGGTCGTGGTGCCCGTAACCTGCGTCGTGGTCCTCGGCGCCCCGCCATTGGTCTTGGATAAGATCGTCTGACCCGCGCCCGCGCCGCGAAGCGTAATCCCTGTGCTGATCTGCACCAGGCTATTAACTTGGAACGTACCCGCCGACAGCGCCACGACCTGACCCGCAGGACAGGCATTAAGCGCGGTCTGGATCTGGCTCACATCGCTGCCGCCCGATGGCGTAAGCGTCGTGTAGACGGTCTGGCGGTTGGGAATGCCGCCGAGCGTCATCATGCCCGGTGCCCACGGGAAAGCCCTATCAGCCGGCAGCTGATAGGTTACCGGGGGCTGACTAGTGGGCGCCCTGACTGCCAGCGCCAGAACGACCATTAGGGCTGCGTAACGCTCACGGCGCTGGGGAGCGTGAGGCTCATCGTAGTGGCTGTGATGGTGATGCTCGCGTTCACTGGAGAGCCAAACCCAGGGCCAGTAGCCGGCATGCCCTGCACGACGATGCCGTACGTATCTGGAATCAGGTTAGTGAACGTCACAGTAGCCGTGCCTGGGGCTACGTTCGATACAACCGGGGTTGTATTACCAGACTTGCTGCCAGTGATCGTGACGGCGATGTGATCGACTACCGACCCGAGCGGGAAGCCGGCTACCGAGGCATATGTGATTGAGGCAACTGCGTTCTGGGTAGTGGACACGTTAGAGGCCTTGAGGTCGTTTTGGGAAAAGAGAGCTACGGTCACGCATTTATCGCTTTACGCTTGGGAGCGCGGCCCATTTCTTGCGGCGCGCAACCCCGTTGTACCATTCTGTATGGGCCGCATTGCGACCCATGACTTCCTGCCAGTTAGAGCCGTATTTCTCCATATATTCTAGGCGCATCTTTCGAACGGCCAAGACGCGCTGCTGGGTTGGGGTCAGGTTGATGTGCCCACACTCGCGGCACTTCATTGCAATGTGCACGGTGTCGCAGCGGCAGTCCGGGCAGGGCTGCCGCGTAAAATCTCGAATGGACATGAAACCCTTTAGGCGTAAGCCAGCTTGGGGTACTTAATCGGACCCTTCATTCCGTCGTCATTGGTCAGCTTGTCCGCGACCATCCCGAGATACCGGAAGGCGTCCGCACCGTGACTGAATTCGTCATGGCAGGGCGTCGAGGGCTCATTGGTCGTGGCCGGTATCACGCGCTTGTAACGCTTCAGGCACTCCCGAAGCCGCAGCGTCTTGGCCTTGTCGAAATAGCACCGGGGAAAGATCAACCGCGCCTTGGCGATGCCGATCTCAACCGTACCCTTGGGCACGATGCGAACCTGGCGCCCCATCTTGCGCAGGATGCTCTCGGGGCTATTCGACGGGTCGGTGAACTTGAACCGTTCGTCCGATACGTCCCAGGGCAGCCAGTCGGTGCCCCAGTTAAGCGGCTGGCGCTTAAGCTCCGACCCGTAATCGACAATGTTGCGGTGGTTGTCTTCGATGTAATCGACTATCGAGAGCGTAGAGCGATTGGACTGCACCAGGATGATTGCGGTCTTATCATTGAACCCGCAGTCCCATACCGTGTGCGTCTTCAGGACCGGATCTATCGGTAGATCCCGCACCCTGTTGCTGACCGACAGGGCCTGCATCTCAGGGGTATAGATCGCGCCCTGTGCGGCTGGGCGGCAGTGGCCTTCCCAGACGTTCTCAAACTCCAGCGGGTCGGTGCGCTTGAGATGCTCCATCTCCATGCGCAGTTCTGACGACAGCCACGGATTGTCGTGGTGGCTGATCGGGATCAGCACCGTGTCCGGGGGCGTGTTCTCGATAAACCTGACGTAGGTATCGTCAGTGTCCAAGTCTGGATTGAAGCTCACCCAAATCTCAGACCCCGCCTTGCGGATGGTCGGAATCAAGATTGACCAAGAGCGCTTGGTCACGCTCTGGCCCTCTTCCACCCAGCAGATATCAGCACCCTCGAAGGACTTGATGCTGTCTACCGTGAGGCTGGAGAGCCCGGCGAACAGGAATATCGTCCCGTTCTTGCCCTTGATCTCGGACTTCAGGATCTCGTAATGGTCGGTGTAGCCCAGCTCAATGATCTGGTCCGACAGCAGCCGGTGAACAGAATCCCTTATCGAGCGTTGCGTCTCACGAGCGCACAGAACGCGGATAGGCTTCGCCGTCCCCATCGCAAGCAGCGCGCGAGCAAAGCCCCAGCTCTTGGTGCCTCCGCGGCCACCATAAGCGACTTTATACCTGTGAGGCTTGAATAGCGGCTCAAGTTTCTTCGGGAGCTGGATCCGAGCCATTTACGAATTCGATAACGCTCTTGGTCTGCAGAGGATTCTCGGCATCTCCTGAGAGCGTGATTCCTTGGGGAGCTTTGCCGTCCATGCGTTCTGCCAAATGATCCAGCGCCCACTTGTCGCCGCGCTCTACCAGAGCGACCAATTTGTCAGCTGCCGCATCTAAGCCTTGGTCTACAGTCCCTTTGCGGCGAGCCAGTGCCCGCATGATGGCTTCCCGCCATCTGGCACCTTTGGCTGCGTTTTGATTGCCGGGCTGGCCTCCAGTCTCGGCCATTCGTTACCAGTCCTAAGTTATTTATTCCAAAGCCGCTTAGCGCTGCCCGGCATGCCATCGGCTGAGCCCTGGAACGGGCCGGCCTTGATGGTGTGGCCCGCATCTGACTTGGGAGCGTAATTGACGCCCTTATTGCTGTCGCCCTGGGTGAAGGCGCCATCAAGCTCCTGTCCGTCCCAAGCGGGCGTTCCGCCACGCTGGCCCCAGATGTGGGCGGCATCGTTGGGTTTTACCCCATGCATGATATGGGCTTCCGCCACGGGTGACAGCTCGGGATCTTTGCTGCCGTCTATGAATTTGCTCACTTGCGTTTACCTTTGGCAGTGCCGAAGTGTTTGCCGACATCTGCCTGTACGAATTCTTTTGCCACCGCTACCGATGGGCCTTTGCCGTTTCGAGGCTTCCCGCCATGGGCGATCATTTCCATGTAGCGGTGCTGCTTGCCAGATTTGCTAGGCACCGAGCTTCCTTTTGGCCTTGCCGATGATGTGCTCTTCTACGGCTTTAGAAATATGGCCAGCGTGATAAGCGCGTGATGCATCCACAATCGCAGCCTTTGCATGATTCCTGTCTGGGATGGGGTAACTCCTACCCGGTCCGGCAAATGTGCTCTTAGGGAGTGCTGCTCGCTGCTTGCTCGAAAGTTTGGCCATATCACATTGCCTCGGGATACCCTCTGCCAGCTTGTACCTTTTAACCTAACCATTGCGTTACGTTCAAATTTTCGCCGCCCATATTGATCGTCAACCGCCAACGTGCCCGCCGCAGCACGTTCTGGAACTGCCTTACCCTCATCCCGCAGCGTTTGGCGATGGTCTCCATGGCTTCCCAATGGGTGTAGTACGCAATAATGGCCCGCTTGTCGATCTCACACAGTCTTGCGATGGCGCTGTCGATCTTGGCTACATCATCGGGAATCTCAGGCTCGCCCCTAAAGTTTGCTTCCTGCGGGATACCGAGCTTGCCGTAAAGGACGGCTTTCTCCATTGGAGAACAGCGTGGGTAGCCCCGGATGCCGGAATCCTTGGCCCATCTGCCCCACATCCCCAGCAGGACGTGTATTGCCTTGGTGTCGGGGTCCAAGCGGTTAAATGCTCGCGGATCTCGTAGGACCGTGTTCAATCCGTGCCTCCGTAGCTGATCTGACGCTTGAATAGCCTTCGCTGAGTCGCCTTAACCCATTCCTCTGCTTGGTCTGCCGTCCATATCGTCACGGGCCTCTGTCCCTGCCAGCGCTCGTGCCAGTCGCGCTGTTCATCCGACAGCACCTTGCCGTGAGACTTCACTTCCACCTGGTAGTCGCGCCCGAGAATGCCCACCAGCAAGTCAGGCTCGCCCTTGCCGGCTGACTGACTCACGTCGCGCACGCTGCACCCTAACTGCCGTAGCCTTTCGACAACGGGAGCATGGGAGTTATCCCTGCGATGGCGATTCCAGGGACCGGCCACTAACGCTTGATCCCTTTCTCGTAGTTGGCGTTCCAGCTCCAAGCGATGTTGGCGTTAGGCTTCCACGTGTAGGGCGTGACAGTCGGAGCCTTGACGATGCGCCCTATCATTTCCTGCATTTTCTCGATGTCGCCCTCGGCCTGCGCCATGCGCTCTGTTAGGGCGGCGGTGCGCTGTTGTTCTAGGAACAGGCCGCGCGATTGATCTCCCAACGTCCGCGCACACCACCGCGCCAATAGGTTTTGCGTGTCGGCGCAGTCGTGCTCCCATTCCGGCAGGGCGTGCATCCTGCCGCATTTGTGGCAAGTGATGAGATGGTTAGCCACTAGGCTTCCTCCAATAGCTGTCGGTAAGTCTCTGCAAATGCCTGCGCAAACGTGCGCGGGCTCCCTCGGGTCTTCCAGCACTCCTGATCCTTCAAGCCGTTGTGCAGGATGAAAACCCTCACCTTCTCGCGTCTTTGGTCGTGGTGCGTATCCCCACCGAATACGAGCTTGGATACGTCACACGTCGCCACCTTCAGTTTCAGGCGAGCGACGAGGTACCACTCCATGTCGAGCACGTCACCCATGCCCGAAGGGTCCACGTACTTTGTGCCACTCGATCAGTGCTGCCGCGTAGATTGGCGAGCTCGGATCTGTCGTGGCAATGATCCGATCCAGCTTCCGAAGGTTTACTTCTCGTGCCCACTTCTCCGGGTCTAACCGGCGCTGTTCTTCGAGGTTGCGAATGGCTCGCGCCTCGCCCTCTCGGAATGCAGCATCCATCGCGGCATCGCGAGCAGATGCCTTGGGTTGTTCCTTCGGGCGCAACTCCGCTGGCTTGGGGAAGAACTTCCCAAAGCGGATATGAGACTCGATGCGCTCCAGCACCCGCTGGAATGGCAAATCTCGGAGGGCTTGCCAGTAACCCTGCACTGCGTCGTCGTCCATCTCCTTGCCGTAGATGTCTTCGAGCCTGCCCATGGCCGCTTCAAAGCTCGCAAAGTCTTCTTTCAGCATGGCCCGCTGTCCTCCGGCCCAGGCCGCCAAGTGCGCTTGGGCTTGCCATTGGGTTTCACGTGAAACAAACCCACCCAACCATTGGCCATGGTCTGTTCAACGACTTCGGATTGTTTGTCGCCAAACGCCGCAAGCTTCCGTTGGGCGGCGAGCAGAGACGCGGGAGCGAGAGGTTTGCCGAGGGAGTCTCGGTAGCCTGAATATTTCTCGAAGGCTTCCCGATTCAGCCCCATTGGGGCGCCAATCAGCCCTTCTTCTCTGTTCTGTTTCTGTATCTGTTCTGTATCTGTTCTAGTACGTAACGGTAACGTTACTGAAACGTTACTGTGACGTTCCCTCCATTTACGCACGCGGTCAGCGGAAGAATCTGACTCGAATTGCCTCTTGTTCCAGTTGATGGGTTGCCAGCTCTCATCAACGAGCCCCCTATTCCGCAAGCGGCGGTTGGCTTCCTCAAGGGCTGACTTGCCGCCCGTCGCGGTTGGTTCATCGTTTAACCCGACAAGGCTTGCGATGACTTCTCGGCGCGTGGTCTCACTCGCGTATTCCTTATCGAGCACCCCGGACGCCTTCATGCACAGCGCCGCTACGAAATGGCGCTGGTCCTCAAAGGAGAGAAGCCGGATCAGTGGGTCCGTTAGGAATTCCGCGTACATGCGAAACCACTGCATGGCTAAAAAAAGAGCCCCGGGCCTGGAAACACCAGATCTCCGGGGCTCTGGAGGGCGCAGCGGAGGGGGAATACTCGGGCTGCGCAATGGACCAAGTGTCTCTGTGCGGTAACGCACACTGCTTGGCAGTTATGTTGGTTTACAATCGCCGTACGAGGTTGCATATCCACGCGTGGCAACATGGGGAAAAAAATGTAGGACTTTTCCCCTATTGACACTTGAGCGTGGCCATTGTGGCAAGAACTAACATCTAACATGCCCTCCTCGCAAACCCTATGAAACAAGGCATTTGCGCGAATACGGCAAGATTCAGTGTTGGAATATGTTGAATTTAACGTGGGCGCTGCGGTAGGATGTTGGTTCATGGGGAACAACATCAAGCCGCGTCAAGCGGATATAAGTCAGGCCGAAGCTCATGGCGGGGAATGCCGGTTTCTTTCTCGATCTTGAGAACGCGCTCGGCGCGGATGCGCTTCGCCCCGGTCACCCAGCCGGAAAGCAGCTGCTGACTAACGCCCAGCCTTCGCGCGAGCGCGGCCTGCCCGCCCGCGTTTCTGATCGCCCTGCGCAGACCCTCGGTAACTTCCATACGGGGTCTTTTACCACTTTCGGCGGTCCTAACGCAAATGCCAAAAGTGGTTTTCCTTTACCACACAATGGCGTAATGCCCAAAATCGTGCAGCCGAGCCCCCTGTGGAGACGGTTTGAGGAATGCGTCTTAGACGGTAGGGCCCCCAAAAGCCTCAGGACGGCCACATTGATGAGGCTCCTACAGGTGAGCCAGCAGACCATTTCGGGGCTTAAAACTGGGGTAAAGCACCCAGGAAGTTACCAAAAGACCGTTCCCAATAGGATTCATTCTCAACAATAGCCGCCCATTACCACTGGGCGGTTATTTTTTGCCCTTTATTACCACTTTGGGCGTTGACAGATACCGCCCGCAGTAGTAATGTTGCCTCCATGGATAAGGGGGGCGACATGTTCACAAACCGCGACAGCTCTTACCTCCGCGCCCACGTTGAGGCACAGAGCGATGGATCTATGTATCGCCGCGATGTCGGGAGCAGCCCCGGCGTAGTCGTAGGCGAATTCAACGACCTCTGGGACGCGATGCTGTTCAAGGGCATGAAGGGCCCGCAGCAGCACTGCATCACAGCCGGAATTTCCCATAGGTACGCCGTCCGTAGGTTAGGCCCGTGAGAGCGCTTCTCTTCCTGCTGTTGGCTGGGTGTGGGTCGGAAGCTGCTGCTGCGCCCGACCCTACCCTTTGCACCGTCTCGATGTATCTCGAGGAAGGCGACTACAGCACCACCGATTCAGCCGGTATCGACTGGCTACACGTCTCGGGCCATGCGCCCGTGGCGATGGAATACCCCGTAAACGGAATCTGCACTGAGGAAACACCATGAGCACTAACTTTGGAGATGCACATGACGAGCTTAGTGAGCTTCTACAGATTTTGGCGCGCTTGGCGGCACGCAAGGTGGTTGAGAAGGAACCGAGTGATACTCCCGCCACCCCAGCGGCAGTGCCAGAGAAATCCGCCCGAGAGCGTGCCGTAGAAGATAACTGGTTCCTTGACGACGACGACGGCTACCAGCCCGAGGAATTCCCCCGCTTCGGTAGCGATGAGGTTTATCCAACATCGGACGAAGACTACAAAGACACACTGGACGACATGTATGAGTGAGCTAAATGAAATCGCAACAGCCCTCGCGAAAGCACAAGCGGAAATGTCGAACCCGAAGTTCGATACGCAAAACCCGTTCTTCAAGAACAAGTATGCATCTCTCGCGGCGGTGCGCGATGCGGTTATACCTGTACTTGCTCGTAATGGAATCTCGGTGGTTCAAGATCTCCAGACCGCGGAGGGAGCTGTTGCGTGCTCAACTATTCTGTGCCATTCGAGCGGCCAGCAGATGAGGTTCGGGCCCTACACGCTCCCGGTGTCCAAGCAGGACGCGCAGGGCTATGGCTCCGCGTCCACATACGCCCGCCGCTACCATCTCATGGCAGTCGCGGGGGTCGTCGGTGATTCGGATGACGACGCCGAAAGCGCGGTGGGGCGCGGCACTAACGATCCCCGCGGGGAGGCTCACAAGTCTGCTGACATGAAGAAGGCCAAGGAATACGCCGAGCGATTCCGCCAAGCCCTCTCGGACGGCAAGGACGAACTGATGTACGAGCTGCACCAGGAGCTAAACCCGGAAGCTGACTTCTACATCGCTGTTAGCACGTTCCTCTCAGCCGCCGAGCGGCGGAGCATCAAAGAGAGCATCAAGGCAGTACACGAGGCCCACAAGGCCAACGGGACACGTCAATGATCTGGAAATTTCTACTCTGTTTGTCAGCCGCATGCGTCCTGTCAATGGCAACAACTGGTCTTTTGAATCCGCCTTCGCCAATCCCGGTACTAATCGGCGGCGCCTTTGGGATCTTAGGGGCTTTGGTCTCAATTATGTGGGATGACCTATCCAAGAAGGACTTATGAGATACGAGCAGAAAGAAGGCGACGGCGCGCTGTTTCGGGCCGAAAAGGAAACCGAACAGCACCCAGACTATACAGGGACTATCACCATCGGAGGACAGCAGTACTGGCTGTCCGCGTGGGTGAAGTCCTCGAAGGACGGGGCAAAGAAGTACATGAGCCTTGCGGCGCGTCCAAAGAAGCCGCCGGTAAAGAGCCTTGCGAGCGAGCCCTCGCCAGCGTTTGAAGACGATACGAGTCTGCCGTTTTGAGCGCCGCGGCAGTCCAGGGGATTCTGTCCTCCTATCGCACGCTCGCTGACGGATCGCTCCGTATCGTGATCGACCTAGACGAACTGCAGGCCGCTCACTTTCACGAGTCGTTCTCGGGGATCAACTTAGCGGTAGCAGTGGCAAGGCTAAGTGAGCCAGAAAATGACGCAGGCTGAACTTCGCGATCTGATGATGGAGAAGCTGGACTTAGATTCAGAGAGCGGAATTTTCCGGTGGAAAAAACCGCGAAAGAATTCACACCTTGGTCAAGTGGCAGGCTGGATTACCGCGAATGGGTATCGGTACATCAGGCTAGGAGAATTATCAATTGGGGCGCACCGATTGGCTTGGCTTTGGTTTTATGGGTACTTGCCGAAGCTTCTTGACCACAAAGATGAGAATAGGTCGAACAACTCCATTTCAAATTTAAGGCTTGCTGATAAGAGCCTAAATGGAGCTAACCGAGGCAAGCAAAAAAACAATACCTCTGGCTTTAAGGGCGTCAAGAAGCACCGGCAAAAGTGGGTGGCGCAAATAACCGTTAAGGGTGAGAACAGATATTTGGGGATCTTCCAAAGCCCGCAAGAAGCCGCCTATGCGTATGAGAAGGCCGCGCGAGAGTTCTATGGCGAATTTGCGAAAACTGGCTAAGGGTCGGCCATGCCAGATAAGGCTTCCAGGGATTTGTAACCATGACCCCGAGACAACTTGCCTCGCCCATTACCGCCTTATTGGTCTGTCTGGTATGGGCCTTAAGTCTCCTGACCGTTACGGTGCTCACGCTTGTTATAGCTGTCATTCGTACGTGGACACTCATAAGGACGCTGAGACCAAGGTCGCTTTTCTTGAGGGCGTACTCAGGACTCAGGCGTGGCTGGATAAAGAGGGGCACATTTAGATGAGAAAGCCCTACCGCACCATGCGCGAGGTCGATAAGTTCGAGGCTCGCCAGTTCCGCGAGGTTGGAATGTCAGTGCGCGACTGCGCGACCTACTTCAACGTGTCAGTGGCAACTGTGATGCGCGGCCTTGCCGAGATGCGCGCGAAGTTCGGCCCCGAGAAACTTCCGCGTAATCGCAGGCATCTTGCCCGCGCGCGTGTTGAGAACTGCGCTTCTGGCGAAGAAAACGCTTCAATCACTTGAGATAATTGCGACATCGCTATGAACCTAAGTTCTTGTTTCACTTGGTATACATTATACGCAGTTCGCAATCTGCTAAATTGGGTTTGTGGGGTTGCAGACATCAAAGGCACCTGGGCCAGCAGCAGCCGAGGCTTCGAGATCAGTGTGCTGCGGGACGACAACGAGCACGGCAAGGAGTCTTATGGGTGGTACGGACCGGACAAGTACTACATTTCGGCTGGGGTGCATGACCGTTTCGACGGCTGCAAGCACAAGTTCATTTGGGACGGATTGGTGAGTCTGGCGCACGCTTTCGCCGATGAACTGAACAGAGCTGAGTTGGGCAAGGACGTATCACGTTCTAGCCCAAAGGGCGGCTAATCGTATGCAATGTGATACATCCAAAGAGAGTCCCTGACAATGGATGAGCGGTGCGGCTGGTATCGTAACGACACCCATGAGACGCGGGACGTTTTTTACGAGACGGACTGCGAGCACGAATCAGACTACGTAGCTAGTGGCCCTTATTGCACTTGGTGCGGGAAAAGAATTCAGGTTTACTGCATTGACAGCTTTAAGAGCGTGCCGCTGGCAGAGGGAGCAAAGGCTATAGGGGGGCCGATTCAGGTATACGAGAGCGACTGGCCGCCGGACAGCGCAGATGCTACTAAGTGAAAAACCTTAGCCAAAAGTCTTTGGACTGCATACGCGAGTGGGCGCTAGAGCATGAAAACGAGGAAGGCCCCGCGGGGCTATTGGCGACATCTTTTATAGACGCTACGGCAATGTGTGCAAGAATGGATGAGTACCAATTCGAGAACTGGGAGACGCTTTTTGACGCCCGAGATCTTATAGGGCGTGAAATTCAAAGGTTTGTCCGGGTTATGAAAGCGCGGGAAGCGCGACTACCGGAAACCGTGGACGGTGCTAAATGAAGAACCTGATAGGGACCATGACGGTCTACAGCGGTAATGTTCTCACCTTGAGGCTGCCCAGGCCGGAACTCGGGACGGAGAGAAGCAGCTAACTATCGATCCGTGGCGCGTTCCGTGGGTTGTGGGCACTTGGAACCCCTATATATGGCTCTCGCCGTGGCCCTATACGGTCGCTAGGCCGACTGTGATCGTGGAGACCTACAAGGTGGTGCGCCGTGGATGAGCCGCTGACATCGAATCTGTGTGGCTGCGGCAAAGGCCCATGCGGCGAGTGTGGGTGTAGTTGCACCGGACACCCCTGCGACTGGCACCTGCACCTAAAGGGGGTGGAGTACACCTCAAATGAAACAGTCCCGTGCCGAGACTGCGGCGCGCCCTGTCTTGATGCTGGTCCCGGCCTCGGGTGGCAGTGCGTGAGCAAAGACTGCACAACCGGGCCACTCGTTGCTCGGACCTCAAATCCGCTTGCATGCGGTCACTTCGCCGGCCCGCTGACTGCCAAGATGGCTTGCCCGTATTGCGCCATGGACAAGCAGTACGACGAGATCGAGCGGCTGCGCGCGGCGATTAGCAAGTGCAATGGAGAATTGGGTTGTGATGCCTATAAGCTCGCGAGAGGCACAGACGATGTATCAAGTTCTAGCCAAGCTACCGAGGCAACGTCCATAACGCGAGACGCTGACGAGACGACACATGCGCATGATTGGAAGAATGTCCTATTTCGCGTGAGCGATGCCGGACCCGAAAAGCTGGATATCTGCAAGTGCGGGGTGTACCGCATCAGGGTGGTCGCTGGCGAGTACGAAGGAACAGCGGAGAACGGGTTAGCGCCTCTATGATGTTTAGAATCATCAAAGAGACTTGCCATGGCAAGCCGCCCACCTATAGGGCGCAGCGCTCACGCCTTGGTCTGTTTTGGGTGAGCTGTTGGTATGAGGGCTACCCCGAGTGTTCCTGGCCGCAAGTTTACGATTCCCGCGATAAAGCAGCGGCTGCCATCGTAAAGTGGAAGCTGGGCTGCGTTACAGAAATAGAGCCGCTGTGAGCGAGTCCGATGCGCTGTAAGCATCCCAAGGCCATGCGTAGATTCGACGGCGTTTGGTGCGCCCTCTGCGGGGCGATACGCGCGCTGGTGGGTAAACAGTTCCGGTGGATAGCACCTGAGGGCAAGACCGAGGTGCAGAAATGAGGGAATTGGTAGAGGAGCTAATCCGCGTGGGCGCCGAGCGTGATAAGGCTCTAGAGGAAGTGAGGATTGCTTACGAAAGCATGCAAAGCATGCGATTTATTCGCGGCCAATTAGAGGACATCATTAAGGATGCCGAGGCGGCTTGTGACGAGTGGGAAAAGAAGAATGGGGATGCGCCGCATAGCCGTGTGCGGCTGCCTGACAGAATCCGGGTCAATGCAGGACTACCTGACAATGGATAAGAAGCTCTTGGCTGATGCGGTCGAAGCTGCGCTGCTTGCCCCCGATGGAGAAGTCGTCGCTACTTTCAAGAGGATGGTTGCCGCAAGCGCAGAGAAGCCCCGCCCATGCCCTCATGGCAGAGTGTGGCTGGTGGGAGATCAGGTTTGTATGTGCAGAGCTGACAGCGCAGGAACCGACAATGGAACTTAAGCTAAAGATCTTGCGGGAGTCAGAACGTCAGCTAAGTGACGTAATGCTCCCATTCTCAGAAGCTGCCCGTCGGGCTGTCCCTGCGGATGACGTTTGGTACAAGGTGACGCTTTGCGCTAGACACAGGCGGGATGGCGAAGTCCTGCTAGCTGATTTCTCATTAGCACCTGTCAGCGCAGACGGTGGCAAATGATTAAAGCCCTGTTATGCCTCATGCTCGGCCATAGATGGGAGCCAGTTCCCCCCAAGTCTCCGCGCGGGATCTGGGTTAAGGCTTGCCGGCGCTGTATGCCAGGGGTATTCAGTGGAACCTGAAATATTCAAAGATACGAACGACTCTGAATGGTCGGGCTTTCGGGCGTGGGAGGCGCGGTGCAAGGAATTGGGATATGAGGGGCCTTACCGACTAAGCAATCCAAACACCTGCTGGCAGTTCGTCAGGAAAGAAGGCGGCACGGCCGCGATCTACAATGCGGCTCACGGCAGGGGATACGTCTTTAGAGAAGACGCTGTAACCGTGGACGGTGCTAAATGAACGCATTCCGCGCATGGCTGCTAGGCGCCGACAAAGCGCTGATGATTAGGCTGGACCGACCGGATGGGTCATGGCAAGTGCAAAAGTTTTATCTTGATGCCCTATTGTCTGGTGAAAGTCCCAAGACTTTCATGGGCAGAGACGGCTCTATGGTTACCATCTTTTTGGCAGAGCGCGATGCGTTCTTAGTAGACGCTCCACCACAGGAAGTGACTCCCGATGGTAAGACTTGATTACCACCCCATCTTCAAGCCGCCGTTGCAGCTCGGTACGGTTGTCAAACCGTGGGGGAAAATTTACGCCGTGGGTAGCTTGGGCGGCGAGCGGTACTACTGGCTTATCGACAAGCACGACACGGTCTCGATGATGCCGGCCATGGCAATAGAGACAGCGGTTCAACCGGTAAAGAGCAGCGGATAACTCAGCGGCGACGCATCCACCAGCGTTCCACGGCGAACACCAGCGCATCGAGCGCCCGCCATAGTAGATTCACTATAGATCCGTCTCGCCTGGGACCATGGGCTGCGCCTTCGGTGCCTGCTTCATGGCCTTGATCTCATCAGAGAGATCGAGACATAGGGCGGCAACCTGCATACCCTCCGGCGGTGGCCCAGCTGCCTTGACGCTTGCCGTGACTCCCTTGTGACACTCGGCAACGGAGGTAAAGGCATCCATGGCGTGGGCGCCGACGATTTGGCCATTGACGATTAAAACGACTACACCTAGAACCAGATTCACAAATGATCCTTTGCCGCTAGCGGCAGTTAGCATTGCTCCAGGTTTCCGCCCGGAGCGATATAGATAGCTGTGGGGCAGCCATGGTCGTTGCGTTTTAGGTTCGCTTGGTCCCATGACTGCGACGGGTTATGGTCGGCGCACCGATACGGGCCGGCATCCGCATGAGCCCCGCACCAGTCGTCCGACATCTGGGCAATACCCATGGAACAGCCGGCGCAGGTCGTGAAGAAGACGGCGACCACTCCAGCCATGCAGGCCAGAGTGACCCCAAGGGCTACAAAAGCGTTTGGTTTCATTCCTCACCACATATGTGGTCTTGCGGGTCCGCGAGACACCCGCAGTGCTTGCACACAATCACCAGTTCAAACCGCTCTTGAAACGATTGAGATAACGTTAAAACGTCATCCGCGATGCGGCGGTGCATCTCACAGCACCCGCAGTGCGTGGCGCAGGAAGCGATTCCACGCAGCGCCCCTACAAGAACCTCAATCACGCTTGCGCTCCAAGATGACTTCCCCGCGGAACACCAGCCGGCGGAATCGCTTGTGGTAAACCACTCGGGCGAGCTCAGCCGGATACCGCAGGCCGTCCTTGTCTACCCGCTGGACCGCGAAGCCTTCCCGCCAGTCGGTGGGCTTGGATGCGACGTAGGAGAATTGGGGACCGTCCCGGTCTGCGATCATTCCCCCGTCAACACCATCCCATTCATGCAGGAGGGTGGTAACCGGGATGGATTTCTGGCTGTGTAGGTGGCCGGTGAAGACGGAGCACCCCGCAGCGAGAGCGTTATTACGAGGGGCGTACATGCCGCCGCGTATAGCGTGAATAGCAAAGAAAGGGTCAGTGTCTTCGTTAACCAGCGCGCCATAGCAGAACTTCCACTCCTTGAGATGATCGGAGAGATGCATCCCCGGAACGTCCTCGAATTCCCCTACCTCGCTCGCTAGCCTCCGGTCGAAGCGGCTATCGTGGTTGCCCACGGTGAAGATGTGTTCAGCCTTCGGGGAAGCCCGCACAACTTCGCCCATGAAGCCCTTTGTGGCGTCCAGCTCCTCTATGACCTTCGGCGTCTTCTGCCACCCCAGGGGGTCGTGGCGCGATATGGAGGCGCCGTCGAAGGCATCGCCGTTACTGATAACGAGCTTGGGTTTCAGCTCCTTGAGAACCAGCAGCAACCCCTCGAAGGCCAGCGAGCGGATGCCGGGCCAAAAATGGGAATCGCTGAATAGGACGCAGTACCCGTCGCGCAGCGTGATATTGACGCGGGGGTTATAGGCCGGAGCTTCTGCTGCCCAGTCGGTGTGGCCGTAACCGTTGGTCCCGCGCTTGTTGTTCGTGCCCTTCTGCGTCTGCAGGACTATGCCGTGCTTGGCGAGGTTGGCCCTGCGGTGGAAGACGTTGGAGTCCGCTATCCCTAGGCGCAGCGCCACGGCATGGGCTGAGCCGCCCTCTTCTCTCCAAATCTTAATAAACTCATCTTGGGAAACCTTTGGGGCTGGCATTATTTCCCTGTAGTCAGCGCCTGGTGTAACAGGCCCGCAAACACATCAACAAACTTCTCATTGGTCTGCAGTGCGTGGTTCATGGAGCCGAGCACTACATGGGTAAGCTCATGGAGGTAGACGTGCTCCATGAGGTCTCGCTTGGATTTGACCAAGCGAACCTCGCACGCTTTAAAGTCGCTGATCCCCACGCAGCCGTCTTCCTCTACCCATTTGGCGGGAGAGACGATATGCACACTCCAAGTAGTACCGAGCACCTGGAATGTGCCGGGGATCTTCACCGCAAATCGTCCACTATCACGGCATTGGCGCGGGCAATGTCGTTCTTCCACGCGAGCTGGCAGTGGTGCGGGTTACGGGTAATGAAGTTGATGACCGGCTGCCAGAACTTCCCGCGCAGCGCCCCCTGCGCGTACGCCTTCCCTGCCCTGCCGGATAGCGTCTCGCCTACAATTCCCCCCAGAACAGCGCTCGCAAAGAGGTCAAGTCCCAGGGCCACGTTGAATAGGTATTTCACTTCTTGGCCCAGTCGATTAGCGCGCGGTCTCTTGCGCTTAGGATGTCGGCAGCGTCGGCAAGGCGCTGCAGGCCGGGCCCGATGTCTGACCCGACGCTATCAGCTCCAGAAGGCACGCCCGGAACGCTCCCGGCGGTGGGGGCTGCACTGCCAACTCTGCCGGCGGTTGCGGACGGCTGCACACCACGGGGGTTGCTGCACAGCCTGACAACAGGGACAGGCTTAAGAGCATCGCTGCGGAGCTTCTGTAACTCCGCGTTGAGCCCGCTAACGGTTTGCTTGGCATTCTCTGCGTCCTTCTGGGCCTGCGCGGCGTAGGCCTTTTGCTCAGCCGCATGCACCCGCGCCTCACCCTCTGCGATTAGGTGCTCTCGCAGGTAGAGCCCGAAGATGGCTAGCGCGACGATGATCCCGAGGTAAACCCAATCCCTTATGGGAAGCAGGCTCACAGCAGATGCTTCACCAAGGGATATGCAACGCCGACCCAGGTCACGAAATGCGCCCAATTCGCCTTCACGAAAGCGACAAAGCGGCTTTCCTTCGCGGCAACCTGTACCTCAAGCGCCTTGAGGCGCGCTTCCACATCGACAACTACATCAGCCATTTCATGCTCCTTGACTACTATTGAAAAACCCGCGCCAAAAGGTCAGAACCGCTGACGCAGCGAGGTAATATTTAAGGTGGTGCTCGGGGATGATCCCAGTAACCCCGGCAATGGCAGAGACGGTCCCCTGCGCAAAGCCAATAATCTTTGTGCCGTGGTTCTTCCATGCGGCCTTTAATCTCTCAAGCATTGGGAGATGCGCTCGCCTTCTGAAACATCGTAAAAAGCCGCGTAAACCATCCACGCCCGTAGCGCGTTAGGTTGGGATTGCCTGCATATCGGAGGGCCCGTGCGACGCAGATTCCGATTGCATCTGGCGGCAGAGTCTTGGCAAACCCCACTCCCTGGTTCACTCCAGCATCAAAGAGCAAGAGCGCCTGATTCCACGGCTTGGTATCAAGTCCCAAGGCGCCCCAGTAGTCTGAGTAGTAGATCCCTTGCGCTTGCTCCAGCGTCAGACCCGCTATATCCAGATTGGGATAGGACCGCTTGGAGATACCATATTTAGTCTCCCCGCCCGGGTCTTGCGGATCGTTGACATAGCCGCCCTCTTCGCCAACCACTAGGGCGAAGGCAGCCAGAAAATACGGACTCACTTACGCCGCTTAAAGGCGAAGTAGATAGAGACCAGCGCCGAAGCTATGGCGAGAATCCCCGCAATCCACTGGATGAGGGGCAGCGTGCCATCCATCCATGAGATGAGTGCTGCGGGGATGGATATCCCGGCAGCCACCCCGGAAGTCTGCGAGTGGCTGATCACGTGTTGCTGACCGTCTTCCACGTCCCGGCCCCTGCCGTAGTGGTGACCCACAAGAGAACACCCGCAGCACTGGGGCTCGTATTGCGCCTGAGATCCCCTATGGCGTGAGTGCCCGATGCGGGGGCGGCAGAGCCGAATTGCTCAACGATAAGCCCCGTCCCGCCATTGGAGGTCGTGGCATCAGTCGTGCCTGAGTTGGAGAGATCGTAATAGCTGCCGGTGCATGTCCCGCTGGAAGTCAGCATCGCAGCCCCGGTGCCGTTCACATAGTTATTGCTATATCGCACGCTCTGGCAAGCCACATGGTTTATGACCGTGGCAGTCCCGCCTCTGAAGATGTTTCCCGTGACGGTGACGTTGATCGCTGCGGCGCTGTCTAGCTGGAAGGGGACGTTGGTATTGTCCCCGCTGTTGCACTGGTTCCCAGAAATGGAAATGTTCTGGCACTGATTGCCGCCTGACTGCAGGCAGCGGATCTGGGTGGCGTGCCCACCCTTGATGACGTTGTTAGCAATCGTGATGTTGTTGCACGCGGCCCCATTGGCGTTGCAGGAGATGCCCCCGCCAGCGGTGGTGGTGCTGAGCAGCGTTACCTTATTGCCTGCAACACTCACGTTGTCGCAGTTCGCAATCTGGATACCGTCCCCCACGGTTCCCGTCTGTGTGGGCATGCGGATGCTGTTGCCTATGACTGAGCCGCCCGCGGCGACCCCGGTCAATAGGATGCCGTGATACTGCGTCATGCCCTCGATGATGTTGCCCTCAACGACGACCGGGACACCACCCGCAGGGGTGCCGCTAATCCCTATCCCGGCTGGAGCAAGCGAAGCATTCGCGGTGTTAATGCAACAATTCTTGATGACGTTGCCGATAATCTGCGTGCCGCCAGAGCCGTTGCCGACGACATAGATACCGGCGCCACTAGAGTTGTTTGTGACGTAGTTCCCGGTGATGCCCTCTATCTCGTTGCCGAGGATCTGGTTAAACGAGTCGCCGCTATCGGGCTGGTAGACCAGAATGCCGTAGCCGGTGTGGGCGCCAATGCGGTTATTGGTGATGACGTTCCGCGTGGTGAGGGTGCCCGAGTACGGGTCTTCACAGGAGATGCCGTGCTCTCCCCCGCCATAGCAGAAGTTACCCGTTACAACGTTGTAATGTGACCCTACGTTGATGTTATTGGAGATGATCGCAACGTCGGCGGCATCCTGTAGCGTCCCCAGGAAGCTAAGGAACGTGCAGGCCCGCACGGTGCAATACTGAGAGGCCAGCAGTAGCACCCCGCTCCACTGCATGCCGGTGAAGATGCAGTCTTCCACCGCGCAGTAGCTGCAGGTATTTAATACCACCCCGCCGATGAGGTAGTTACCGACAGTCCCCGCCGAGGTCTGCGTGAAGGAGCCGCCACGGACGGTAATATTGGTGCACTGGAAGGCGTTAAAGAGCGCGATATCGTGCGTGGCCGTGGTGATCGTGCCACCGTCGGCAAACTCATAGGTGCTGTTGCTGACCAGCTGTATCGTGGCGCTAATCAGGGCGCTCTGGGCGGTCGGGAAGGTATGCCTGCCGGGCACCTTGGCCCAGTTAAGAAGCGCGGTTGTATCGTCGCTGGTGCCATTCAGGACCGCCCCGTAGCGGCGCACATCCCCTTGGGGGTACTGGTAGCTGACCGGGGTAACCGCAGCCGCTATCTCGGCTGTAGTCTGGGGATATAGCAGAAGTCCTATAGATCCGGCATCGGAAACAGGGGGGTAGTAGTTATCGAGCGTCCAGAGGGTGTTCCCCTGTGAGTCCTGTAGTACCAGCTTGTAGGCCGTTCCCGCCTGGTAGCGGACAATGGCCCTACCTGTGGTATCTAGGACGATCGGGTTGGTATTCGGGATGTTCCCGGCCAGATCCTGGTAGGTCGCTAGCGGGGTGGTAGAGCCTGCCGCATAGGTAAAGAGCTGGCCCCCGGCGAGCTGTACGCTGGAGTTGTCAAACTCGCGGCTGATCGGTAATGCCGCAAGTACAGTGTTCGTCATTGAATCTACCTGTATAAGAGGCGCAAAATGCGTCTCATGGACTATTCATGGCTATGGGCTATCGCAGGCGGCACATTTCTGGCCGCAATCATCAGGCTCTGCGTGATTGATCCGATGCTTAAAGAGATGCGGCGAGAACAGCAGAAGAAGCCGCAAAGCAAATGGATGAAGTTCCTACTGTTCGAGATAGGGAATCGCAATCGGGGCTGAGCCAATCGCCAGCCCCTCCAGCCCCTGCGGTAGGACTGGCGCTAGTGGCGCCCCAATCCTTGAAACCGCCCCGCCAGCCGCATTGCTCAGCGGGTTGTTGAGCGCCTGATAGCTCAACCACTTCAGGCCCAAGTCCCCCGTTATATTGAGTGGCGGAGAGCCCCTGCCAACCCCAGTCGCTTGGCCCCACCTTGCGGCGTTATAAAGCTCGCTGGTATTGCCTCCGCGCATATAGCCGGCCTTGTCGGTGCGCTGGAGGTACTTTCCGAGCGCAGTCATGTTCACATCGCCCGTGGAGGAATTCAGGATAGATGAGTTGGCTGAAACCTGACTCAGCGCGCGATATTGACCGCGGGCCACGTTATAAGCCGCAGCTAGTTCCGGGTCAGAAATTGTCTGGCCAATGAGGTCATCCACATGGCCCTTAACTGCAAACAGGGCTTGCCCCAGGGCGCGGTCGCCCTGCCTCCCGCTCATCTGACCCGCTGCCTCCCGGCCCAAGCGAGAGGAAATCTGCCCGAGCTGCTGCGCATTGGTCGCGCCATTAACGCTGCCCAGCAAGTCCTGAACATCTGGGTTTGAGCGCAGGGCTGATTCGCTAGAGCGATTAAGCCCCGAGGCTGCAGAATCGACTGCGGCAGCTGTGTCAGCGCCAAGGTATGTAATGGCGTTCGGATCGCGCGCTCTATCAAAGACGGCGCCCAAACGGGAATTCACATCTGCCAGCGCCGCTTGGTTTAGGTTTGGGGCTTCCGAGCCCACAGCCTCTGCGGCCACCCTGTTTGCCGTGGAGGGATTCCAGCCCATAAACGGCTGCGCGGCGCGCGAGGTCAGCCAATTAGAAATTACCTTTCCCGCGCCATAACCAGCCGCGCCAGTCGCCGCGCCCAGCCCGGTATTAATGGCGGTCGCCCCCAACGTTCCGCCGCGATCGGTGCTCATGGTGGGCTGAAGCGCGCCAAGCGAGGCGCCATAGAGAGCCGCACCACCCAAGCCGCCAGTCAGAAAAGCCGCTGGAGCTGCGGCAACCGCGCCCCCGAACTTCCCGCCGCCGGTGGCGTTTATGGGCGCATCCATGGTGCGCTTGGCGGCAATCTCCGCATCTAGTGAGGGGCCACCAGTTATGGCGTTATAGAGTTGATGCAGGCGCTGGCCGGCATTGGTGAATGCCTGCCCAGCGCCAATATCAACGTTCTCGCCAAATGTATTTCCGGATACTGGGCTCTGACCAGCCAGTGCTTCGGGCGAGCCGCTTGGGACTAGCCCCTGACTGGTAGCGTCAAAGGATTGCCCACTGCCATACCGCGGCATGGATGAACCGCCCGCGGCAGTATGCAGCGACTGAAGCCCCGCATCAGAAACCTTGGTCAAATCCCCTGAGGCCAACGCTTGAAGGTCGGCGTCAGAGAACTGTGAGAGGTCCATTATTTTCTCTGGCGCCTAGCAATCTCGGCCCGGATATCGGCAAGCGACGGCATCTGCGGCGCACCAGACTGCGCAGCAGCGCGCGCCATGCGGCGGTCGTTGATTTCGTGTAGGTCAGGGGAGCCCCCTAGAGAGCCGCTGGCCGCGTCCATCGTTGCTAGAAACGCGCGGCGCGTCGCATGCATGGTAGCCAGCCCCTCGGGATTATCCTTATCTATCTCTTGGGGAATCTGGCTCTCAAGGTTCGCCCGTAAAGTGTTTTGCGTCATGCCCTTTTGACCGGCCTGCTGGTGCGCTATGGCTTGAAGCATGGGAAGGGCCGCGTAAATATAATTTCTCTGAGCCTGGGGAATCGTCTTTAGGAATTCCTGAGAGAGAAAATTTCTGACAGCCCCGGGGTCTGGGTTTACCACGATATCAAGCAACTGCGTGCGCACTCTAGGGGCGAGGAATACGCCTTTGTTTTCTGCTGCCTCCACCTTAGGAAGATTTATGCCCATTACCTGCGCGAAGCCAGCCGACCTTTCCTCTGCTTCAGTCGGCGCCTTGACTCCGCCGGGGATCGCGCCGCCTGCCTGTCCCGCGCCGCCGACCATTCCGCCAGAACCGAATCCAGGCTTTTTGATTAGCGGGACAAACGACTCATTGCCGTATACGTCGGACTTCTTCTCGTAGTTGAATTCCGGCAGTTCTGGGTTGGTGTCGCGCTTGCCAGTAATCGGGTTGTATTGGCTTCCATAGGGGCCATTAACCAGCGGTACCGGGTAATCTTTGGCAGCCATCCCCACGCTGCCGCGGATGTTGTTCGCAGCAAACGCGATGGCGCGGCGCACGTTCTGGTCGTTGAAGTCCTTAACTGGGTCCAGATTCATCTGGCGCGCGAGCTGCGGCCACTGCGCAATTAGATTCGGGTTATTCATTGCAACCGCGGCGGGCTTATCGCTATCGAAAATAGTGTCCAGCGTGTCGAGCATCGGCTGAGCATTGAACTGTGCCACCTGCTTCTGATGCTCGAAAATTTGATTTTCTGTCTCAGGGGTATATTTACCCTCCAACATCGCCACTGCGCGCTGGGCGCCCGCAGACGGTGCTAATCCAGGGCCCATGCCTCCACCCACATAAGAGGTGGCGGCAGAGGGGGCGGTCCCGGCTACCGCATCCTGCGGGCCGTTTTGAATGCCGCCAGTACGCCCTACTGAGGGCGCGCCCTGTCCAGTCTCTTCCCCTAGGAGGCCTTCACGAATCAACTGCTGCCGCGCGACGCCCTGCAGCATTCCTTGATTCTGCAACGCCATGCGTAGCTGCTGCATCTGCAGTCCACCCATTTGTAGCTGCTGCTGCCCCAGCGCTAGCTGGGTGGGTGCGGATACTCCGCGCAGGTAGTTGCCGAGAATGTCCGGGGATTGCGCCCCCATCTCGGGATAGAAGCCGTAATCAGGCTGAGCCATCGCTATTCGCCCTGCCCTAACGTTGAGTAGGGATTAAAGCCGCCGCCGCCATAGCCGCCCTGGTATAGCCCATACAGCCCGATGGACTGTCCTGCGAGGTTGGAAATGGCGTTGCCGGTCCCAATGGCGCCAGCGGCGCTAGCATTGCCTGCGTAAATCTGATTGGCCGAGACGTTGTTAGCGGCATTCATGCCGACCGCCGCCTGTTGGGCTGCGGATGCCTGCCCCATGCCCGCGATATTCTGGAGACCGCCGACGTACTGTCCGAAGTAGCTAGAGCCGAGCCCCTGTCCGTACTGCGTCAGCGCCTTTCCCGTAGCTCCCGAGTTCAGCAATCCCTTGGCAGCTTCCGAGCGGTCGATTGCCTGTACGCCCTGCCCCATTTGAAACTGATAGCCCGGCAGAGAGGTCAGGAGCTTCTGCAACTGCGCGCCATTCATCGCGCCCTTGCCGCCGATGCCGTAGAGCGACTGGAGCTGGTTGATTGCGTTCTGTCCTGCGCCGAGGTAGGGTTGTTCGTTCTGCTGGATCTGGTTGAACATACCCATTTGGGTATTGCTTGCCTGATTGGCCGCAGAGCGCTGGGCGCTTGATGCCTTATTTGCGGAATACACTGCAGCTCCAGCCCCCACCACGGCAGCAGCTCCGATTGCGGTTGCTACACCAGTCATACCTTCGCCTCTAATGCTTTACGCACGGTCATTCCAAGTTCTGCAAAATCCTGTTTGGACTCAAAGATCGCATCTTCCAGCTTGTCAATATCGCGCTCGCCAGAGTCGGGGTGGACTGTAGAGCCCACCACATCCGTCACTGCGTACAAGATCACCTGATACCCAGGAGTTGATTGCACCGAGTCTCCGGGGTTGCGCTCGATGCGCCCGTGCTCCGTGAACTGGATCAGCGAGCCTTTATCGAGTTGGCAGCGGTGCCCTATCTTGTGGGGCCTGCCGATAAAGAGCGTCCCCTGCGGGATGCTCATGCGCCGGATGTAGTTGCCGTCGCGGAAGATGTGTTCTACAGGACAGTCAATCTGCGCGCGCTGTAGAAACTCAGACCCAACCAGCGCAATCTTTTCTTTCCAGCTCAGCTGCCGGTGCGTTAGCTCTGCCGCAAGGTCAATGATTTGACCCTGCTCATAGATGTTCACAGAGACGCTAGCGCCCTCTGCACGGCTTGCCAGCGCTCATATGCCGCCTCTACGTCAGCCACCAGCGCAGCCTTTTCAGCCTCAAGCGTGAGATACCCGGAGGCCAGCGCGGCAGAGTTGATGCTGCGGCGGTGAGTCACTACCGGCACCCCGTCAATGCTCGCCTCGAGCACCACCCAGGTATGGTCGGCCTGCAATACCTTGACGTTCACTGCAGCTGCCCGCCGCCATGCCCACCACCCCCACCGCCACCACCGCCGCCTGTCGTGGCATTGGAGACGCGAGTCGCAGACCCACCAGAGGTAAAGGCCCCGTAGGTATGGCCGTCCACGGCTATCGTGAACGTATTGGAGCCCGTTACCGTGATGGTCTGGGTAGTCGCGTTCAGGTTGGTCCCGAAGTCTCCCGGCAGTCCCGCGAACGTCACCTGATCCCCTGTATTCCAGCCGTGGTTAGTGGCTGTAGTAAAGGCAATGGGATTGGCCGAGGTCGCAGCGTTAATGCCCTCAGTCGTCGCGGCAATCGCCGTGATGATGGAGCCCACGTAGTAGCGGCCATTGCTCGCTACCACGGTCTGCGGGTTGGTCGTGGCAAGGTAGCTGACCGCTCCACCGGCAAAGGTCGGATCATCCGCATACACGTAATAGGTCGTGCTGGGGTTAAGCCCCGCAATGGTCCCGGCTGAATACGGTACCACCCCATACCCGTACTGCAGGGTGTGCGGGGCTATGGATATCGAGGCCGTGGAAGCATCCGCAGTTGCCCCAAGGGGGAGGATGTTCTGCACGGATAGCTTGTTACCCGCCGAGACTTGCGGCAGGAACCGCTGGTCTGCCGCCTGTCCGTTGTTCGCTATCTTCTGCACCAGGGACGGGACGCCCACGGTGCGCCCTGTGGGGATGGCTTGGTTGCCAAGCGTCACCCCGCCGGCCCCGTTGGCCACCAGTCCCGCGTTGAAGTCGTTATTGGCGTACCGCACATCGAAGCGCGCGAACACATCGCGGTAGATGACGGTAAAGGCCTTATTAAGCTCAGACCCGGAGGGAGTCTCAGAGAACCGCGGGGGCGTGACCTTCATAATGTCGGTCACTGCTGCAATACCTCACCCTCGACATTGACCCCGAGCCAAGCCACCTTGGTCGTCTGGGTCGTGGAGATACGCGCGACAGGTCTCCTGCCCATCCCGTTGCGCCTCCACCGCGCACGCTTCTGGCGCCGACCGAAGCCGCCAACAGACTGGTAGCGCTCATAGCCGAAGGACACCCCGCCATCGAAGGACATCTGCAGCGCAACCGCGGGGTTGCTATCCACCCCCGTGACGTTGCCTACGCCCGTCTCCGCTACGAGCTCCAGCGCATCGCAGCGCATGCGGTGCATCTCCTGCGGAGGGGCGAGAGGCCATGCCCGCTCCCTATAGATCACGTTGCCGTCATCGGTGAACGTATTCAGGTCGAGCGTGTAGAGCGTGCCGTTCTGGTGGTCGATGATGCAGTGCTGGCCGTTGAAGAAGGCATAGGCCCCGACCCTGTGACGGTGGAGTACGCCGTTAGGATCGCGCCACGCCCAGCGGGCCCAGAGCTTCGTTGCGCAGTCATAGCGCCACGTCACATCAGCCGAGGGGAAGGTCAGCACGTAGAAGCAGTGTCCCTCCTCCTGATACCCGAAGCCGTACGCGTCGGTGATGTTCGCGTAGCTCTCAATGGCAAACTCGATGGCGTGGGTGGATACCCGCACCGTTTCATAGCCCACGGTCCTGATGACCGTGGCGTTGCCGTTCTTGTCCTGCGTCAGCCAGAAGAGTGACCCGTCAGTGAAGGCCACCGAGAAGCGCGCGCAGCATCCGACCGACAACACGCCACCCGGAATGCGCTCGAAGGGGAAAGCGAGCGCTCCGGTATCCGCCCATATCTCGGTTGAGAAGTCACCCAGCAGCCACACTTCGCGCTGGTCAGCGAACACTGATACAAGGTTATCGGGTAGGGCTTCTGCCTCTGCGATATCCAGCGGGTCGATGGTGGATACGTCATTGATCGCGGTGAGGCCGAATTCGCTATCGGCTTGCTCGGTGAAGACGATATAGCCATCCATGTAGGTACAGATGGCGTTCGGCGGCCCCGCAGCTACAGCCGTCAGCTTAGTGCCGGTCGTGTAGTGCCAGCCCCCGCTATGGGCAAATAGCGTCTGATTGTTATTCGATACCGCGCTAATGCGGCCCTGACTGGTCGGCAACGTCCCAATCTGCGTAACGCCCCAGGCGGTATCAATCTTGTAGACGTTCGGGCCTGAGACCGCGTAGAGCACGGACGCATCGCCCGAGAGCACCAGCGCGCGCCCAGCACCGCCCGCAAGGAGTGCTTGGCGCTTAAGTCCGGGCGTCCCGTAAAAGGCGCCAATCTCTCCGTTCTTGCTCTCGTTAAACTCCGCGTAGAGGTTGACGAGGGTCTGCGCAGACAAGGGGAGAGACCGCAGCGAATACGCCGCGCCCAGGAATTCTGACTTCATGCAACGCGAGTCGAGAGCTTGGAGCCGCCCCGCATGCGCTGGATCTCAAAGTCGCGCACGTCCTGTACCAGTTCGACATATCGCTGCTTCCACTCTGGCAGGCGCGCCACCTCACCGATGTAGGGCCCGCTCTCGGCAAGCGCCGCATACAGGAACAGTTCGGGATAGCGGGCGAAGAACGAATTACCCGACAGCCCCTCGGTCACGATACTGCAGAAGTATTTCCAATAGCGCCCGCTGATGAGCGTTCCATCCGCAAGCGATGGATAGAAGATCAGGTTGTCGCTCTCGAATGAGTAGAACGCCGTCTTGTTACGGGTCGTGGGGCAGAGCTGCAGCCGACCCTGCAACTGCTCATAAGCCATATAGGTTGCCGGCCTGCCGAGGGCCACATAGACCGAGCGTAGCTCTAGGAGATCTACTGGCAGCTGTGCGGAATTGTTGGTGGTGGTGATAGCAAGCGTGGTATCCATCGTGGACGAGCGCACATCCCTATATAGGCGCTTTTCCCCCATCGACACCATGAGATCAAGAATGTTTGTCGAGATGGAGGAAGACGAGATGTCGTCCCCGTCTATCAACTGCTGGAGCGTCGTGCGGAAGGCAGCATAGTTGGGGTATGCCCAAATGCAGCTAGTGCCGCCGGGGAGTCCTGGGTTGACGGTCCCAGAGACTGAGCCAAGATCAAGTAACAGCGGGACAAGCATTTAGGTACCCGCCCCCATCATGCAAGCCGCGCCGTTGAAGTTCTGCATACTACCGCCGCTCACGGTGCCGTCTATCCAAACCAGGAATTCTCTGCCCGTGGCGGTGACATCCGCAGTCGGAAGAGTAGAGGGCGGCGATGCATAAGAAAAATTGGCCGCAGTATTTTGCCTATCGACAAATGCGCTGGCGCCAGTATTAGCTTCAAAATTGCAACTGCCAGAAGAACACTGAAGAACTATTGCATACAGCTGACCCGAGGTAATGCTGCCAGAGATAGAGGCGGTGCGGTCGCCGGTCCCGGTAAGATCAATGACCCCGGAAGTGGCCACCAAGGATGAGCCCGCCGATGTTCCGGCATATATAGAGACTTTCGCAGCAGTGGCGGTGCTGGTAGTAACCACCTGCAGATGGACGGTCGTCATCGTGCCGCTGGCTGCGGCGGTATACCCCGCAGCTAAATAACCCGCATTGCCAGCGGTTTGAACTATGGTTGAACCTAGGGGCGTCCACCCAGAGCCTTGTTGACCGACTAGAAAAGTCATCTATTACACCTAATTCAGGGTGAAGGGACCTTTGGTGACAAAAGTCCCGTCGGTCTTCCCAACCTGTACATAAACATTCCCGCTAGGGAGCGTGGCCTTCCAAACATTAAAACTGATGGAGCTGTCGCTCCAGGCGGTGGTGACTTGGGGTATGCGTATGGTACTGGCCGCATAAGTAGACGCATTGGTGAGCCATACCATGGTCGGGTATAACGTCCCCGTGGCTGAGATATAAATCAGCACGTCCGCGAAGTACCGATAATTGTTTACGTTCGGGTAGTTCCTCCAATACCCACCGATTGACAAGGAGCGAACGGTCCCCGGTATTCCGTCCGAGCGGCCCGCATAGTTCATATATGTCACGCCGCTCTGCATGCCCTTGATGTATCCACCGCCGGCAAGCCCCAGTGCGGTTGTCAGCCCCGCTACGTATTCAGTATCGAGCCACGCTTGACAGGGAGTCGGGGAGTTGTTCCAGAAGTTTCCATGCCCGTTTCCATCTGGGAATTGCAGCGTGCCCGAGGGGTCATCGAAGCCATAGAACACGTGCGCCGTGGGGCCACTCGGCCCGGCTCCCGGTTGGCAGATCGTATAATTGGGGGGCGAAAACGGCTGATTGCCCTCGGAAAAGTCCATGAACTTGTAATTGTTGTCTCCGCTATTGAGCCCAAATACGCAATTGGGGTCTAGGCGCTGGAAGTAGTGAACATATAAGGCATAGGGGAGAGCCGGCGCGGTATAGGTCAGATACGCCAAAACATCAAAGCCGGCAAAAGCATTAGGAGTTCCGGATGTGTAATGCGCCCCCGCAATCATCTGGTTCACATACTGATGGGGCGCCCCCACCGCACCGCCCGTGGGGTTAAAGCTTACCGGCTGATTCTGGATGTTGTATTGCGCTGGAGTGCTTTGGAAGGGCCACCCCCCAGACCATTGCGGGTCTAGAGTATTAACTGCAGCATTCCCAACGTCTCTTAAAACTACCGAGCCGGATTGGGTGCCGAAGCCTGGGCCGGGAATTGAAACTAATTGCCCATGTGTCAGAGGCCCGCCGGGAGCCCCTCCGCCGCCGCCGCCTTGCCCCGGAGGTGGGGCGCGTACTGCAATAACTGCCATCTCGTCACGACATCCGGCTAATGACAAAGCCCCAGCAAGGAGGGCTCGACGCGTCAGCACTCACAGATAACCGATGCTTACGCACACCTGATTCAGTGCGACCGCAGTGGTATCCGCAACCGCCATGGCGCCCGTGACGGCGAAGGCGAGCCCAGTGGAGAAGGAAAGGCCCGCCGGGATCGGATACGAAAACCCCGCCCCAGCCGAATTGCCGGGAATACAAATGGTATGCAGGGGCGTATCCGTCCCAACGGTTGGAGCTGAAGCTTTGTTGTAAAGCTTCAAAAACGCTACGGCGCCAGTATTGCCGCAGATGATCGAGCCAATAGTGCCGGCTGATGCCTTGAGAGATGTGGCGTTAGTCGTGGCAGCAGAGATCAGCTGAAACGGCGTCCAGCCGCCCGTAGTGGTCCCCTGACTGGCAACCAGAAGCTGGCGGTTAACCGTCATGCGCGGTACGGCTAGGTCTCCAGAGACTGCGTTGGATATGGAGTCATTAAAGACTGCCATGACCGGCAGTCCGGTCCCGACACCCGCCGTAAAGGCGCTATTGTCAGTGGCTGCCGCCACACCGCCGGCTGCGATGTTGACCTTGACATTACCTGAGCCGTCCACAAGCAGCGGCTTCATGTTGGTGCCGTCTGATGCACCAATCGCCGTTCCGGGAGTAGGAAACGCGCTATTGAAGTTGGAGCTGGTGCCGCCGGCATTTGCGCCAGCGACAATGTTGACTTTTAGGTTGCCGTTGGTGTCAACCTGCAGATCACAGCGATTACCGTCAGCATAGGTGGGCGGCGAGGCTTTATAGACGCCAGCGACCTTTACACCGTTGCCAGCATCAGCAACCCCAGCTGCCACATTGCCCGTAGCACTGACCGGCAGCGGATTGGCCGAGTTGACCGATACCGGGTCAGTCCCGCTTCCCTGAGTCTGGACGATTACCTCCTGATGCATCTTTTGGGATGTATCTTGGTAGGTAGCGACATTGGAGCCGCCGACGCCGTTATTGAGGGTGATGCTACTTTCAGCCATGGCTATCTCTCGCCAGTTAAGGCGCTAAGGGTGAATGGAAGGGGTTAGGTGAGCGGCTGCCCGCTCAGGTCTTAAATGCGCGGCTTGGTCGTGCCGATCACGAAAAAGGAATGCTCGCCAGTCGATTGCACCGACTGGATATCCCAGCGGTCCCAGAACTTTGGCAGCCACCACTTAAGCGGCTGCTGCGTCAGGTGCGCGTTACGCCCGTCCGAGAGCGTCTTGACCGCAGCCCCTGTATGTACCGTAAGAAACACAATTCCCTCAGCCAGCCGGCAAAGGTCATTTAGCACTGACTCCAAGTAGTCGGGCTCGATGTGCTCAAGCACATCAATGCACGCCACCATCTGGGCAGGCAGCGGAGCCTTCGAGAAGCGCGGCACTCCAGGGTCATATGCCTGATAGGTCAGCTTCTGCTTGACCTTCAGATGTTTGGCGAGATTGGTCTGTGCCCCGCAGCCATAGTCAAGTAGATGCGTAACGCCCATCTTCTCGATGATCGAAGAGACGACCGGCGCATAGGCGATTGAGGCCGTGCCGTAGTTGGTCGTCTCGTGCAGGCGTTCCTGCTCAGCCCGATACTGCGGGCTGATTAAGTCTTCTCTGGACGTGCTCTGCATGGACTGAATTACCCATCAACTCCTGCCATGACACGGTATGCAGCATGGCCTTCGCTTCACTTAAGAACGGTGCGTCTTCTACCCCACGCGTCTCCGCCCATATCGGTACCCCTTGTGTGTAGTGGTAGAGCTTGGCAGGCGCGGGCTTTTCATATCCTACGCAGTGATTCCACTCGGGCGGCAGATGCGCTACCCGCTTAGCCCAGAAGAAGTCAAACATGATGTTTTTCTTGTTATCGACGTATTCAGGCGTCAGGTTCTTGCACAGAGCGCAGTTAAAGAGCATGGCGGACGCCCACTCGAACTGAGCCTGTTCAATCTGCATCGCCACTTCCGCGTCAAAGTCCTGGAAAACCTCTGCGATATCGCCCTTAACGACCATATCCGCATCAAGGAACAACCCAACGCCTTCGTACCCGCAGAGCCACGGCACGAGGAAGCGCGAATAGGTGAACTCCGTCAGCCCGCGCCGTTTGATCGGGAGCTGGGCGAGGATGAGGGGCGTAACGCTGACCGGACGGCTTGCGTGACGGATGATCGAATGCTGGAGGACGTTGTAAGCGATGGGCTGTCGGGGGTCGTATCCGATAAACACCCTAAGTGGTCCCTGACTAGCAGGGCTGTCGCTTCTATCGTCTTCTGCCATGTTCCTTGATGCTCTATAAGCTCACACGGATGGAATAGGAGCCCCGAGCTGTACTTCCAGCATGAGGCCTCAGCCTTCATCGCAAACGTTTTAACGCCTAACGCGCCCGATAGATGGACTACCGAGGTCGGCACGCCGACAACGCCATCCAGCGTCGATACCAGCGCCGCGGTGTCATCGTAGTCGTGGGTCAACGTCGCCCACGGATACTGCACAAGCTCTACTTCCGGATACTTGCGCCGGAAGGCGTCGATCTCTTCCTGCGCGTCCTTGTACTGAAGGCTGACGAAGGTCGCATCCACGCCCTTAAAGAGCGGCAGCCAATCCTCCAGCGGCGCCCTGCGAATCTTGGCGCCCGTCCTCGATACTCCACCGCTCCACGCTATCCCTATGGCCGGTTTATCCCAGCGCCATTGGGATGCGCGGATGGGACACGGCTTGAGATATGCCCTTCTTGGGAAGGAATGCGTATCAGTGCGGAAATACTCGCCCAGCTGCCCTACCGGCAGGCTGCAGTTAAAGGCCCAGTCTTCCTTGGCCCACTTCTCTTGTTTAACCCGCGTCCCGTAGACCTTGACCTGCGGGAAGGAGCGGCGGAATAGACCCTCTAGCCTACCGTCACAGTCAAAGATCACTTTGCGGCAGTGCTTGACCGCATCGGGAATCATCGAGGCAAAGAGGATCTCATCCCCCAAGCCTTGCTCTGCATACAGGACGACCGTCTTATCCGGCGTCCCGTCCCATTCAGGCTCATCCTTGTAGTTTACTTTGAGCCGGTACGGCGTGCCGATTAGCTTGCGGTAATCCTTCCAGCCGCCCCAGTCAGCTAGCGCCAGCCTGCATATCGCAAGGTTGGTGAGCGCCTTGGAGTTGTTGGGCTCTATCTCAAGGATCTGGCGCGTGACGACCTCTGCACGGTCGTAGAAGCCCAAATCCACATACATCGCACCCAGGTTAAGGAGCGCATAGAGCTGCGTCTTGACGCTCTTGGCGAGCTTCAGGGCCGTCTGGTAATGGCTCTCGGCTTCCTTTACCCGCCATAGCTGCGCCGCTGCGTAGCCGTAGTTGATCCAGCCGTTGGGCTCTTGCGGATAGAGCTGGGTGGCGGACCTGCCGAAGTGGTAGGCCGGCCCCAGAAGCCCAAGCCGCTGGGACACAAAGCACGAATTAATCAGCGCCCGCGGGTCCAGCGGGTCTTCAATCAGCATCTCATGGCAGATTTGCCATGCTCGCTTTAGCTTGTCTTCCGACCCCTCGGCTAGTTCTTCGACTTCCCTGTACCTATCCGACACGGATCTTGGTCTTCCCGCCCATGTTGCCGGTCGTACACTTCAAATAGGGATAGTTGGTGTTGATCTCTTCCAGCATGCGTTCGCGGTGGTCGGGATTCGTGATGTTGATCCCCTTGGCCATCAGCTCTAGCTGCACGCCCGGCGGAATGGTGCAGTAATGCCACCACCCCTTCATGATATCTTCGCGGCGTAAGCCGCCTTCGTTCGCCATGGCCTTCGCGTAGTCGAGCGTCGGCTCGGTGTCCTGATACCTCTTGAGGGTATAGGCCTGGTCATTCTCTGACCATTTCCACTCCGTGCGGATGCCGCGGAGTGGGTCAATTTCAAAGAAGTCTGACATATAAGAAAGGGCGGGTGTCAGTCCCCGCCCAGCGCATTAAGCGCAGCCCACAACCTTCGAAGAAGCCTGCGGGTTGCGTGCCACTAGTGTGCCCTCAGTGATGATCTGGTACTTGGTGCCGTCACCAGTACGTGCCAGTTCCCGAGCCATGGGACGCCGCAGGAATGCGACCGCCCAGTAGTTGGGATCAAGACACAGGACGTTCTGATCTCGCATATAGCGATGCAGAACCACCGTGTGGCGCCCGAAGTCCGACACGTACACATTCGCCGCCCCAATGATGGGCGATTGAGTGGCCGCGTCTACGTTCACGAATCGAGTTGCAATCGAAGTGAACGCGTCGATAAGCGCCTTGTTCTTCGCAGTACACAGAATCACCGACGGATCGCCACCGTTCGACCATGCACCCTGAAGCGCAAGGTTAAGGGCGGCAGAGGTCAGCGCATTCGCTGTACCGTCAGTGAGGGTCGTGGTCGGAACGCCAGAAGCCGCAGCAGGAGTGGTCGCTACGGTGCTGGTCGAGATCGTGACGGCAGTGGAAGCCGTAACGGTCGTGCCAACCAGCGCGTTCTTGAGATACCCGCCAATCCAGTTCTCCATACCAGCAAAGGTACGGCCAGTGCCGGCAGCTCCCGCCGAGGCAATGGTATTGGTCGTAATCGCCAGTTCCAGGTCGCGCTTCAGTTCGCGCATCTTCACCATGGCGCCGCGTGCGACTTCCGACCCGCGCCCGGCCTTCTTCACAGCCTCCAGGGTGTCCGAGACCAAGAAGGTCTTGGAAAGGATCTGCGTGTAGTTGCCGAAACGAGCCGGTGAGGTGAGCGAGCTAAACGTCGCGTCGTCGCCTTCTACCCCAATGTTGGCAGCCGCAGCCGCGAGCTGCTGAGCGAGCCATTCGTGGGTGGTCGCAGTCGCCTCAACCTTATCTAGATTGGATACCGCCCAGGTATCCTCTGGGAACAAGTCCCAAATCACATCTTCAAGGTCTTCCCGGATACCTCCGGCGCTGGTAACGCCGTAGGTCTGGGTTGACCCAGTTAAAACCGTCATTTCAATGCCCTTTGTTGAATATGCTGGAGCGAGTGAGGCGTTCTTCGATGATCCGGGCCTTGTCCCCGGAGGTCTCGGCCTTCGCCATCGCTTTGCGCATGTCTAACTTGGCCCGCACGGCTTCCGGCATCTTTTCGGATGTCGCGCCGGGGCGGACTACTTTGGTGGTGGCTTCAACGGCCTTGGCCGTACCTGCTCTCACCTTGTCGAACTGGGAAGCCTTCCAGAGCACCTTGGCGCTTCTGGGGTCAAGCAGGACGTTGTCAATCTCCGCATCGCTGAGACCTTCAGAGGCCGCGTATCCGCGGATGCTCTTCTCGGTTTCCTCGCTAAAGTTCGGGATGGACTTGGCGGCCAGCTCACGGGATTTGGCCCGCAGCTCGGACAATTTCGATTTCATTTCCTCTTGATGCTTGACGCGCTTGCCGTCGATAGACTCTTTGATGGCGACGCGCTGCTCTTTAACTTGGTCGATCTCAAGCCGCTGTTTAAACATCTGCTCCATCGACATATTTCGCCAATCGAGCTTCGAGGCTTGGGACAAGTAAGCATCAATCACGGATAGCTGCCGTACTTCGTCGGCAACTGACTCCTGAAACTGCCCGTCCAGCTGGGCACGGGTCATAAGCTCGCGGTTCTGATCCAACACGCGGCGCTGGTCGGCAAGCTCCTGCGTCTTGCGGGTATAGTCTTCATTCCGCATGAACGCATCTTTGAGCTTCAGGGGGACGGTATATTTCTCCCCGTCCCATTCGATATCGGCTGTAGTGGGTTCGGCTTCCTCAACGGTCGTCTCAGGCGTGGTAATAACCTCTGGGCCTGTCTGAGTTTGTCCGGGGAAGCCGAATTTAGCTGCAATGCGCTCTTCTGCGCTTTGCTCTGTAGTCTCGTCAGTCATTTTTTACCTGAAAATTCCACGTAAGGGGTTTTTGCGCCGCGCTTCGATCTCGGCAATGTTCGCCTCGGCCAACTTGCCGCTGTTGATGGCGGTATCCAGTTCTGCCTTCAGCGCATCGAGTAACTTGATGCAGCGGCGGAAATCTTCAGCCGATGCTGAGTCTTCAATCTTCACGGCCAGCATTGCATCGAGTAGCCGTTGTCTTACTGCCGCATAGGCGTCCTGATAGGCAGGACTATCCAGCACCGCGCGAGCTTTCACTGCGCGGTCCAATACTTGGCCGTCTGTCATATGTGCCTAAGAATCCAGTACAGATACATCACTAGCTGCCATAGCACTCCGATCACTGGAGCCCAAGTACCCGCCCGGTATGGTCTTTGATGGCCTTATGGGAGTGGATGACTTCGCCCTTATCGTTGAGCACATCCACGCCCTCTACTTCGCCCGTCTTGGGGTGCTTGCGGATCACCCGCTTGCCGGTTGCGATCTGCACGGCCTTGTTGACGCCCTGCATAATGTCCGTCATCTGCTTACCGAAGTTGCCGAGCCGGTCTGAGTGTTCCTCGATGGCCGCATGCGTCTTCTCAAGCGATCCGCCGACGGACTTAACGCCCTCGGTAGCTCCTGCGAACTGGTCCCCAATGTTCGCAAGAGCTGCGTCGTGGTGGCTCTTGATGGTCTGCAGGTTCACTTCGTTGTCGTGCTCTTGGGCTGCCTTGATGAGCTGCAGCCCAACGTTAGAGTCAATGGCGTACTTGTCAGTCGCGGCCTTTCGCTGGCTGTCCGCGTCCTGCTGCAGAATCTCTGCGGCCTTGATCTTGGCCTGCGATTCCGTCTGAATGAGTACCTTCTGAATCTCAGGCGGAGGTCCGGGCGGTGGCTGCGGGATGCTCTTGGGGTCTGTCCAGAAGGCATCCGGGTTAAGGTCAGCGGCCTTGGTGAGTTCTACCAGCGTGTTGTAGTAGTTCTCGGGCGTTAGGACCGGGATCTTTGCGGCCAGCGCCTCCATCTGCTTAGCGGCAAGAGCCATCAAGCGAGCCAAGTGCGCATCGCGGTTACCGGCTGAGAACGCCACGCAAATCTTGAACTTGTTGCGCTTCTTCCAGGCGCCGGGGTCAACGTCCACCCACTGGCCCTTCAGCTGCACCGTCTGGCGCTTGTGGCCGAGCTTCAGGACTTGTTCGTGGATGATGGAGAATAGGTCCTCCACCGCGAAGGCCATGATGCGGGCTATCTGGATCACCCGCTCCGCAGCCATGCTGGAGAGCTGGTTCACAGTACCGGGCTGGATATTCGATAACTGCGCGCTATCCACGCCCTGGAAGCTGTTACTAACCCCGGTGCGGGCCTGCCGCACCTGGTCCATGTACTGCAGCCCCTCCATGGCCTGCGGGAACACAAAGGGAGGCGTCTCGTACCGGATCGCATTGATGTCGGAGGCGCGCGTGAGTCCGCCAGGACGTGATATCAGCGCATCCTCTACGCTCACCAGCTCGGGGTTGAGCACCTTCTGAGGGTTTTGCGAGAGGTAGAGATTATCCAGTCCCTGCCGCAATACTGCCGTCTTGATCCGCTGCAGGTCGGAGGTGATATCGGCAAGCGACACCCCGATATGCCGGTGCGGCAGCGGGATAGCGACGCCAGAGGCAATGGGAATCCGGCTCACTTCCTCCTGATAGATGATCCGCCGGCCCACGCGAAGGATCTGCAGAAGCTCCGCCATCCCATCGCCATCGGCATCTACCCGGATCCAGATCATGCGGGCCTTGACGCGCCGCATGGATGGATCTGTCGGCTTGTATCGCTCTAACCGACGCTCGCCGTACTGGTCGCGGGCGTAGTCTTCCTGGGTGTATAGCTCTGGATCGTCCGCAATGTCTGTCGGGATATCGAAGCCCTGTTCCCGAAGCTCGGTGAGTGTGACTTCCTCCCAATACTCGAAATAGTTGCAGCGGTCATCCACCCGCCATGAGAACGCGCGCTGATCGACCTTGGTGCGCTCAGGGGGAAGCGTGCGGATGCAAACATCATCCCCGCTCTGCGTACGACGCAATACAACGTCGTACAGCATGGCTGGCCGCATCATGGGCTGGCCGTTCTCGTCCACAATCGGCTCGCCCTGCGGGCCCAGGACGGGTTCTGGCGGCATATCCGGCGCCGGATACTCCCGCGAGTCGATCAACTGGACTTCGGGATCTTGCAGCAGGAAGGAAATACCCTCCTTGGTCTGCTTTTCGTACTTCTCGATCTCTACCGAGTGCTTGCGGTCGCGATAGACCAAGAAATAAGCGTTCTTCGTGAGTAGAGCGTCGGTCGCCCACTCAAGAAAGAGGCTAAACCAGTCGTTCTTTTGAGTTACCAGCCAGTTAAGGTAGGCAGACTCCTGAGAGGCCTGCGCCTGGTCCGCGTCGTTGTCCGGCTGCAGCGTCACAATATCGTCGCCATTGGCGAAGATGCGACAGAGAGACGGCAGCACCCATTGCACCGTTTCAAACACGGTGCGGTCTATGACGTTCGACTGACCCTCAGGAGCTGGGTCTACGTTCTTCCCGAGATACAGGTCGATATTCAGCGCGCGCTCGGCGGATAGCGCGGCGGTCAGGTTAGAGAGGTTCGACCCGTAGGCGCGGTTGTCCGCGTCATCAATCGCCACGATGAGGGCCGATTCGTCCATCGGCTTGCCGGGCGTTGCGGGTACGGTGTAGTCGGTATTCGCCATGTCACATTAGAAGCAAAATAGTCTCTTCATCGTCCTTGACGCGCTTGTCCAGCTCCATCCACATCGCAATCTCTGCATCCCGCAGCGCAGACTCGTAAATCGCCTTGATCTCTTTCTGCGTCTCTACAGCCGCCGCCTTGACCGGATCGCTGCCCCTGATCCTGGGGATGCGGATCGGCCTTACGGGCGTATTGGGCTTGGTCTTCTCTGTGGCCTGTCGCGCAATCGTCTGCGCGTGCTTCTTGGCCAGCTCCTTGGTCTTCGCAAGGATGCGCAGAGCATCCGCAAGAGTGGGGGCAAAGAACTTCTTCCCCTCCACCTCCACCATGTAAATAGTGGAGCGGATCTTGCCGCCGGCTGGCGTCTCGGTCGGGACCGGCTGCGGACCGAGCGACAGGACAATCGCGACCGCAGACCCGGCATTGACCAGCGTCCCGCCAACGGGATTCTGGCTAATGACAAGCCCAACGGCGACCGTGGCGCTATAGGCGCTCGATTCCGAGAACGTCAGCCCCGCCGCTGTGATATCGGTCTCAGCCTGGGCTTGAGTTTCGCCTACGACATTCGGCACCGAGACCAGCGCAAGCAGTACCGCCGGGGTCGGATATACGTCTGCCGGTACGTACTTCCGCAGCTGCGGGTTGGGCCAGTCGTACTGCGCGAACGGAGTTGCAGCTACGGGCGGGGTGAGCTGCTGGCTCCACGTCCAGCCCCTGTTTATATCCCCCCGTCCTTGAGGGTTCGGCCAGTCGTATTGCGAAAATGGCGCAACAGGTGCGGGAATCTGCTGCGACCACAGCCAACCCCGGTTAATGAGGTTGTCAGTCTGACGGACTGGGTTCGGCCAATCGTACTGAGCGAACGGTACAGCAACCGCAGGAGTTAGCTGCTGAGTCCAGACCCAGCCGCGTATGCCATCGAACCGGGCCCTAACAGGGTTAGGCCAATCATAGTTCCTGATTGGTGGGACCGGATTCCCGACTACTCCCGGCGGAAGGAGATTAGCCCAAGTCCTAAGCTCTAGATTCGCGCGGAGCGGCTGCGGATTCGGCCAGTCACGGGTCGCAATAGGCGGGAACGGATTACCAAGCGCCACCCCTGGCGGGAGTTGGTTTACCCATGACCGCAGTTCAAGATTGGGCGGCTTCGGCTGCGGATTAGGCCAGTCAGACTGACCTTGAATCCTCGGGGTCGGCTGAAGCCCCTGCTGTACACCCTTGGTCCATGTCAGTAGCTCTACCGGCCACTGAAGAGGAACATATCGGGTATATAGCGGTGCCCGTATCGTCAAGAGTCAACCGTAACTAGTACGGCTCGTACATCATGTGGGCGGAAAAGGTGCCCGAAGTAGAGCCGGTGAATGCCGCGAGATATGACTCACCGAGAGTTGCGGTGTTGCCAAGCTGCGTCCACTGCGCTGTGGGTGCCGCTACCCAGCGAAGGATTCCGCCGAACAGATTCAAACCGAGGTTGAGCCTCGGGTCTGTCGCATTGTTGGTGCTGGTGGGCTGCGTGGCTGCCGCAATGAATGTGACCGGCG